TGGTAACAAGATGGTGGTCTGTTATCTCTATCCATATCATCGTAATGATATCGATAATAGAGATGCATCTTACCCCCTGTTTAGAAGTAAGATTTCACCGTAAAGAATGCCAATAAATGCAACACAAAATAGAGTTCCGAACCCAGCTATTTGAAGTGCCTGCATGGTTGCCTCACTTGTTATAAGTGTGACCACGATAGCAGAAAGTACCATGTACTTCGTCAGACTCTCCATGCTTGCACTCAAACTTCACGCCACGATATGCAGTGTGAGTGATTTGTGCATCATGAAGTGCTGCTTGCTTCTGGATCTGCTTCTTGATAAGGGTTAGGGTGTTCATGAGTTTGTCTCCTGAAAGAGTAGGGTGATTATTCCCCGTTCCTTCAGTCGTTTGCGTCCCACTTACACTCAACTTCAGTTGCTTCCCTTACGGTCTCAACCAATTCAACCTTCACCATAGGTGGAAGGTCCTCGTTTGTCGTAATCCTCAGCATTATTGCTTCGGCATTTTGACAGTTGAGTGTGGCTGCTAGAAAATATTCTAACATGGGATGAACGCTCCGTTCCGCGACTTACTTGCGTCCTAGATCAGTACCTGATTGCACTCTCCCTCTACTTTTGATCTAAGGTAACCTATCAGGTTATACTTGGATCGTCGATCTAAGTTGTCATCCATAAGGATTTCAACTCTTTGCTCTAGAAACCTTTCACACGACATGTGCCACCCATAAGGTGTGCCGTCTGCATGATGGGCAAGGGTGAATGCCAGTAAAATACTGAACATTGGATGAACGACAAGGATATTATAGTCCTTGCTGTTATTTATGTCAATAATGTGTTGAATTTAACAAAATGTATTCTGGCGAACCCTACAGACCAAAAAAATTGGGGAATTTTTTTTCCCGATATTTTGGATTATTTTTTCGATTTTGGTTTTGGCTCTTGTCCCCATGTCTTTGGGTTAGCAGTCCCTGGTCCCCATGAAATTTCTTTGAGACCTTCTCGATACTTGTCCCAGTACATGTCAAAAAGTCTTACTCTCTTACCTGTTCTAGTCAAGTCATAATAAATTTTGCCATCAATGACGTATTTGACCTGGTATGCATCGTTAGGTAATGATTTGTCTCTAAGTTGCATAGAGTTAGCGTTCTGATGGATCACGGTACAACCGTAGATTCTTTTACAATCTTGAAGTTCTTCCGTAGTCCACAGACCGATATTATCCACGAGATCCCCAGATGATGTCAGGGTAGGCTTCTTTAACAGTGTTGTGGGTGATTTTGTATTTTTTTCCAAGTTGCTTATCCTTTACAGTGCATAGACACTCAGCTTCATCTGGATGAAGGGATTCGAGAAGCTGAATAAACATAGACTCTCTACGAGTCGTCTTAAGACCATCATTACCCCCCTTCACAAAGTTGTAGAGGATTCTATACTGACTGTTGAGTCTGCTTACACCCTCACCAGTCTTATTGTCGTTGGGGGTATAAGGAACCTCACCGTCTGGAAGTGCGGACTCGATGGTTTCATCGAAGTTCCAAACAAATAGATGAACAATGGCAGGACTTCTATACTCTTGAAGGATAGAGATCTTTTCTGCTTTTGTCTTTGCGTTTGAAACCTTTTGAAATACTTCGGTTACAAGTGGATTGGGGGGCAATTTAGCCATGATTAAACTCCAAAATAATTAATCTTCTTCTTCAAAATCGTCATCATAAGTGAATTTAAATGCAATCAATGAATCGTGGATGACGTTTCCATTTTCATCGTACATTTCAGGGTGCATGGATGGTTGTTCTACCGTATTATACAACAAATACTCTCTGGTTGTCCAACCTACCACTCCACCAAGTAAAAATGCCATGAACGCAACTAACGTTCCAAATACAAGACTGACTGCTAACATTTTTGTTCTCCTGGAACTTCCTATTCGGTTGTCCCTCAATGGAACAACCACTTTACTTAAAGTGTGAGATGTTCCTCCATAACTTGAATTTATTTATGATATCATAGCAGCTTCTGATCTTGCAAGTACTGAAGGGTGTCCTTACATCCACCAATGTATTGATTGTTGATAGAAACCTGTGGGAAGGTGGCACCCTCACCAAACTCTTTATAGAATTGCTCCCTAGTAAAGTCCTCTTCGTATTTGTACTCGATATACTCAAAGTTTAGGTGACCAAGAAGATATTTGACTCGATCACACCACTGACAATTTTCTTTTGTGTAGACTACTGCTTTCATGTTTCTAGTTTAAGAGTAATTATATCAAGCCTTCATGATAAAGGCAAGAGCATAGTACGGTGGTCTGTTTTCGTGGTAGTTATCTCCACCAGTGGATGTAGTTTGTTGGTTAAATGACGTTCTATCTTCCCCACTACCACTCTGGTTTTGTTCTGGTCCACTACCAGGATAAATCGCAGCCCTTCCGTGAGTGTGAGCCGCCAATTCATCAATAGTTAATTGATGAGAAGTTTCTCCACCAACATCACCAGGATCATAAACACTATCTCTAGCACCAGTAGAAACATCAAAGGTTGGACCTGCTTGAGTCGTGATTCCAGTCTTGCTGTTATTATTGGCACCAACAATAAATCTATTTCTCAAGTCAGGTGTGCTGTTGGTTCCATCACATAACAACCAACCAGTAGGTATGGTTGTGCCAGACCACATTACAATAATACCTGATGGAATAATGTTAGTCAAAGAACTACCACTACCAACAAAGTTAGTAGCATTCAACGTTGTTGCCGTAACAGTAGTAGCTGTAACACTCGTCGCAGAAACAATGCCAGCAGAAAATCCACCAGACCCATCTCTCTGAACAAGAGTATTGGGAGTATTAAGTGGTGTTCCACCTACACTACCAGCAGTAGTAACACCAGTTAGGGAAGAACCGTCACCAATAAATCTATTGGCACTTATATCCCCACTAAACTTACTATCTCCATTGCTGTATACGGTAAAATAAGTTCCTACTTGAAGTGGTCCTTGAGGACCAGGATTGACACCAAGATCAATCGCTACAGAATATCCTGTTCCTACTATTAAGTTAGATCGAACAGTTCCACCAATGGAAACGTCTGTACTGATCGATACCTGGTTAGCATTAATGTTTAAATCACTGGCACTATCAATTTTTGGTGTCCCAGTGGCACCAATAAGTTCTACCTTCTTTGCACCAAAACTTTTATCAGCCATGACGGTTCTTTATTGAATATTTATCGTGAGATAGTAATACCTTCCAACGAAACACCATCAAATCTGAGTAGAACATCATTATTTGGTGGTGGATCGGGAGTAGGTGGTGGTGGAGTGACTGTGTATGGATTGAAAGCAATCCTGGTACTGGCACCTCTTAAATTATAGGATCCAGTCCAATAAGCAGTATTTGTATCAACAGCATCATCATCTTGATAAAGATTCGTGCCGACTTCTTGAGTTGCTTGACTATTTAACCAATTTTTCACATCTAAAGAAGTTGCTGATGGGTAAGACTGCATATAAAGAGCAATCAAACCCGCCGCAACTGGAGCAGCAGCACTGGTTCCGTTGAAAGATCTATCGTAGAACCGAGTATCATCTTGTCTCTGATAGTTTTGATTAAGTCCAGTTGCCGTGGCACCAATGGTCTCGTCTGCTGGAGCCCAAAGATCAATACCAGGACCATTATTAGAATAAGATGCCTGCCTCTCTCTATAATCAGTCAGAATAAATTCATCCATCGCACCAACACAAATAACTGGATGGAAGTCAGTTTCACTGTCAAACCCAATCCCTTGAGGATTCATCCAGTCCCTGTGATTACAAGGTACAGTTCCTGCGGGAAATTCTGCTCTGGGATCTGTGGTTCCAAAATAATTATCAGACATATAATTCAAACGATCTGGATCGGTAGCACCAATACCCAGTCTCTGATTATTATTACCTGCTGCGGCAACATAGATGACTCCTTCTGCCATCATCTCACTACCAGCAGTATCGGTTGAGTTAGAACGTGATGAAGTTGACCAGGACTTATAGGCAAAAAGAACCTGATTATTAAGACCATTCTTCATTGCCGTAACTAAATCTGTAGTCGCTTCATTTCCATTAAATATTCCTGTTGTTCCTCTGAACTTATAACTTACGACACTACCTGAGTAAAATGCTGCTTGATAACCCCAACTGCCATTACATACAGTGGGATTCTTAAATCCAGTCTCTTGGTTCACTGGTTTGTATTTGTGGAAGATCTTCAGCAAATCATAGTTAGCTTCAATTCCCATGCCAACATTGTCGGAAATACCAGGAAGATTCCAGATGTTTGCTTCAAATGCCAATCCATATGTCTTTCCAGCAGCAAGAGAAGCACAGGCAGTGCCGTGACTACTGGTTAGACTATTAACACCATCTAATCTATCTCCTACTGATCTAGCAGCAGTATAAGAAGAGGGAATAGAAACTGTTCCGATGGATGCAAACTGAGCAGATCTGTTTGCACCATTCTCCCACCAGGCTTCAGCTGCAGTCGTCGCAATACCAACTCTACCATCTGGTTTTATATAAGTGTATCCATTAGAAATAAAGTAATCTGGGTCAATATAATATGGACCGTCCAAAACAATATCACTGACTCTAGATGTACCATCGTCTTTCAAAAACTCTGGATGATATTGGAGAACACCAGAGTCATGAATAACAATATCAACGTTCGCACCAGTCACAGTGTAAGTGACATCACCAAACTTTACTGGTGGATTACCAGTTACACCTGCCCAAAAATCACCGTTGGTTGCTATGCCAGTTCTAGGTAGAGCCCAAGTTGTCCTATTTAATTCACCAGCAGTTGCGATGCCTGGTGGACCAAAAAAATCAAGATCTCTATAAATTTTTACATCTGATCCAAATCTAGGTGTAGAAGATGGTTCGGGTTTTGGATAACTATCAGGATTGCAAGTTGGACACAGTTCAATCCATTCAATCTTATCATGTCTCCTCAAAGTTTCTGCTTCACGATCATCAAGTTCAAAAGTTCCTCTTGTGGGACTATGAAGTTTATCATCACAACAATCAACTTCTCTACTCGGAATAAGATAGTCTGGTGATCCACTCTGACATAATGCATCGTGAATTTCCTGCCAGTATTCTGGTTTAGTAACCTTGATTGTGTACTTCATATCAAAGCATTGTGTCTCTTACAAATCGATATGTCGTCACACCACTAATTCCTAGTTCTGGTGTAGCTTGAAGTTTAAAAGTAGCACCTTCTATAGTAGCACCAATAGATACAACTATATCATTATCATTCATAATAGCATACTCCTGAAGAGAAACTCCAGAAGTATGTTTAATAATCATTGCTTTTTGAGCCTGAGTGTTATCATTCTCTTGGAAGTGTAGTGTATATTCAACAAACTTAAAGTCATAGTCATTAATGTTAAAAGTATCAATGTTCTCTGGCACTCCAGCAACAGCAGTCCACGATCCAGTATCTGCTTGTACACCAAATACAGATCCAATTTGAAGTTGAGTCTGTGGATTTGTAGTAGCAATACCAACATTAGAAACTGTGTTAATACCAACGTCGGTGGATTGCCAAAGACCACTGGCTCCACCACCACCACCTCCTCCACCTCCAGCCGAGGCAGCACCAGCAAGAGGAGTGAAACTGACATCTTTCTTAGATGCCTTGACAACAATGGTCTGATTAGTTGTTGCAAAAAGATCCGTGATGGTA